GGGCCGATGAACTGGGAATCACGGTTGCTAAGGTGTTCGACGCTGATAAGAGCATAAAAACAATGGCGAAGAGCATCTTGGCTGCTTACGCTGCGCGAGGCGCGGCGCTTACGGTCGAGGAAGCGGGAATCCTGGCCAAGGCGGCAATGGGTCTGTAAGGCACAAAACGGCCTGGAATCTGGAGACTCCAGGCCGTTTGTGTTTTCGCTTGACTTCTGCTGCGCAGTATGATATGATGGTGGCATGAAGCAAGCTTTCGCAGTGTTTCGCGCCGCCGTCTGCATCAGACGCGCATATCGCAAGGCGGGAAAACGTATATCCTGCCGTGAAGCCTGGGCAATGGCTCGGATTGCATTGAATTTGTAACTACGATGGCGCTAGGCGTGAGGAACCTAGCGCCATTCCTATTTGTGCCGGCTCGTGATATATTAGATATTACTGTTCGCCTAACGAACAATTGAACATCAGATATTAGATATCACGGCGGGATTGAAATAAGAAAGCGGCTCCGGTACTCAGCCGGAAACGCTTGGTTTGTGGTTAGCCTAATTGTGCGAAGTCATTCTCCATCTGATGCATCTGTGTGCAGAGGTACGTTATCACTGCTTGCACCTTAGTGCGTCCCTCGGACAGCTCCCAGGGGAAGTCGTAAACCCAGGGAAATTGTTTTTCGCAGATGGTGGCTGCTGCGCACAACGCATCGTAGCGTTGTGAGTCAAAGCTCATGTTATCCTTCCTCAACATCATACTAACATACTTCGCCTAGAATGTCAAGCTAATTCTGCGCGCAGCGTCATACCCACACCAGCCCTACCCACGGGTATAGTCCGTCCGGTAGGGTCCCATCTAGCGTGAAGGCGGAGGATATCCCACGCACGCGCAACTTACCTCCGGTAAACACGAAGTTTGGTTCCATAATAACTTGGTCCCATCTTGCTTCGCAACTCTGGTCCCATATTCGGTTTCACGGAGTTACCAACGAAATGAAGTAGAATCGCTCGTCGAATGAACGACTATCGCATTGATTCAATTAAACCGCGAAGCGGGTTGACATCCAATAAACTGATATGTTATGCTTATGAGCGAAGCCGGTGGTGTATCTGATTCGAGGCTTGATACGTTTCGTGAGGTGAACAATGAAGCGACGTTATTTTCTCGCAAGTCTTCCTTTTATTCCTTCAGTAGTACGCACTCTTTGCCGTATACCGTACATAAGAAGCATCCCTGACATTATGAACGTGCGTATGTTATTCGAGCGAGATAACGCACTGTACCAAGCCATTAACCGGGGCGGTGTAGTCGTGTCAACACGTGCAATGCGTATTCCGCTTATACTGCGTCACGGGGAACAATGGAAATAACTGAACAAGAAGCATACCGCCGATTGAAGTCACCACGCAACGTGGTGAATGTGCTTGGTTCCGTCCTTCAAATCGAGCGGCATCGGATTCGCGGACCGGAAATCCCCTCCTTCATCAAGAAAACCATTGCAATCTTAGGTCGTTCTGGTGAAGTTCAAACCGAAGTCGCACGGCAATTCAACGTTTCCCCTGCGGAGGTATCTTACTGCGAAAGGGGGAAAATCTCCGAACATAAGGACGACCCAGAGTTGAAGGCTCATATTGAGGACAAACTCGGGCCGGTGCAGGATAAGGCTGTGGAACGTCTTATGTCGTCACTCGGATTGATGGATGACGGTAAATTGGAAAAATCCAACGCAAAGGATTTGAGCACAATCGCTGCGAATATGAGTCGTGTCGTAGCTAACACAGTTCCACGCAACGGTAATAACGGCGACAATCACGGAATTCAAATTGTAGTGTACGCTCCACAGCAACACAAAGAAGAGGATTACCGCGTAATCAATTTGAGGCCGGAAACGAAATGAAGCTTCAATCCAACTCGTTCAAATCGTGGGTGGAGGAAACAAGATGCGGCGAGTGAAGTACCAACGAACCGGTGATTACAGTAAGTACAGTCGCTACGGCAAGTATATGCTGTGGAATCCTTTCATGATGGCCAACCGTTTGTGCATGGAGAGGCTGCGCACTTGGGTATTACACCTATTCGAACGTGACAGCTCGTTCTTCACACACTTGACGAGTCGAAGGACAACGAAGCCATGCAGTGGATTGACTACAATCGAGTGCTGTTAGCACTAGTAATTTGGCGCGAAGCGCGTGGCGAAGGCTTGGAAGGGATGCGGGCTTGTGCCCACGTCATTGCGAATCGAGTTCGTGAATGGCATAAGGATTACTCGAAGATCATTACAGACAGGAATCAATTTACTTCAATCTCCGTTCCGTCCGACGCGCAGACCATATTGTGGCCTGTACGTCCGAACTCCATGTTCGAGGCGGCGATGGACATTGCTTCGAAGGTGTACGACGAGACGGACATGGACATTACGCAAGGCGCGTTATATTACGCAAATTTGAAGGTCGCAAATTCGCCGTGGTTTCAGGAAAACATAGTAGGCAAACCCGAACTGCATCCAGTCACAGTAGTGATCGGTGCTCATACATTCTTCAAGTGAGGTGAATCGTGAAGTCAAAAACGCACGTCATCGTTCAGCTCTTGTTGACGTTGGTACAACTGGGGAACGCGTTCAGCGAGAGCGCGGGGAAGTACAAGTTTGCGGTTCTCGCCGGAGTTTCGATCTTGCAAGCCGTGGTCGGCGTTCTCAATCACTACTTCAACCCTGACGGCACTGCAGCCGAAGTGTCTTGGGTGAAGTAACGTGGCGTTCGACATCAAAGTGCCCGACATGATCTCGGGTTGGCGTCAGGTATCTGCGCTGAAGAACTTCAGTGCTGTGCTACTCGATGTGTTCATGGCTACGTTTGCCACGTTCGGCGCTCAATGGGGACCGGCCACGTTGACGTGGTTTTACCAACTCGGTCATATGACCCCTGGTTGGAGGATAGTCACTTCGATGTTCCTGGGCTTCATGCTGGCTACACCTATAGCGGCTGGTGTCATGTGGAAGCAATGGACGGCGAATAGGAACCAACTCGATAAGGACTTGAAAGCTGCTTGTGCAGTGTTAGGAGGTTCAAGTGGCTAACGCGTTGTGCGCCAGGGCAAGTGCGGTTGGGATGGGTACGATGAATTTCGCTCAATCCAAGGATACCGCCAAGCCGCGCTTGAAGTTGCGTCGTAAGGGCGAAGCTCGGAGGAAGTAAATGCCAGCACTTAGCATCAAACAACGTCGTGTAATGGCAATTGCTGAGCACGAACCGAGCAAGGTATTCGCCCGGAATCGTGGCTTGACTAAGATGTCGAAGTCGCAACTGCATGATTTCGCTTCCACGTCGGAGCGCGATTTGCCGATGCGTAAGGGATTTCAACGTGCGCTGAGGAAACAACGTCGTGCCAAATGACGTTAATGGTTATGGTCTTACACACCTTGAGCCACGAGTTCATCATGGTTTGAGGTTGTGCACTCGGCTTACCCTGGTGTTAGCCGATGCACGTTTCTGGTGGCACAACTGGTGGCGCTTCCTATTCAAGCACGTGGAGTGGCGATGAATGAAGTCCTAACATGGAAGCCGCACCCGAGGCAAGAGGAATTCCTCGCCATTCCTGACACTGTTTTCGAGGGATTCTACGGGGGCGCTGCTGGCGGTGGGAAATCCGAACTACTCCTATGGCTTCCGATAGTACGTGGTTTCCATCAAGCGCCTCGTTTTAAGGGTTTACTCCTTCGTCGTACGTTCCCCGAGCTTGAAAACTCATTAATCCTCCGCAGTACAGAATTCTATCATAAGACTGGAGCCACTTACAATACACAGAAACGTCGTTGGACGTGGCCAAGTGGAGCGATTCTTCAATTCGGCTATATGGATCGTGATTCCGACGCGAGGAACTATGATACAACGGAGTTCAATTACATCGGATTCGATGAGTTGACTTCATTCAGTGAATTTCAATATCGTTATGTAACATTTAGTCGTTGTCGTTCCGCGAGTAACCTTCCCGCATTTGTACGTTCAGCATCAAACCCAGGTAACATTGGACATGGTTGGGTACGAAAGCGGTTCGTTGAACCTGCACCGCCTAAAACAATCATGGTCGAAATGATGCCTGGAAGTGATGGGTCTCGACCAATCAAGCGCATCTTCATTCCGGCCAAATTAACCGATAATCCGACATTGCTTCGTGAAGACCCGACATACATCAATCGTCTGATGATGTTGCCGGAGGCTGAACGACGCGCTAAACTCGATGGCGATTGGTACACGTTCAGTGGTCAGTCCTTCGAGGATTTCCGAGTTGAGCCGCTCCCAAGCGAACCTGCGTGCGCGAGGCACGTCATTCCACCGTTTGAGATACCGAAATGGTGGCCTTCAATCCTAGCAATTGACTGGGGTTTCGCTGCTATGACGTATGCCGGTTGGGCGGCTATCTCACCTGACCGACGAGTATATGCCTATCGTGAATACGTGGCAACCAGGACGAAGATTTCAACCTGGGCAAGTGATGTCGCTCGCTTATCTCAGGATGATTACATCGTTGACGTCGTTCTCGACCCATCAGCGTGGGCTGATCGCGGGACGGACCAAACAGTAATGGAGCAATTCTGTACGTACTCTCACTTGAACCCACGCAAGGCTGATAACGACCGTATAGGTGGAAAGGCGTTGATACGTGAGTTTTTACGTTGGAAGCCCAAACCACCTAGGTTCACGCCGGCTGAAGGTTATAGTGAGGATATAGCACAACGCATCCTACGCACATCAGGACCAGAGCGTTACGCTGAGTATCGTGAGTTATTCGCTCCCGAGGCAATCGAGGTGAACTTACCACGATTGCAGATTTTCGACTGTTGCCCAGAACTAATCAAGACGATCCCACTATGTATTGATGATGAACGCCGCCCAGAGGACGTGGCAACGTTCAACGGTGATGATCCATACGACTACCTACGTTATCTGCTCAAGGGTGTGGATTACTTCACTTCCAGGTCGTCCAAGACTGCTGAGACTCTTGAGCGACGCGACCGAATCAATCGTGAATTCACGTCAACGGGGGACACAACGGCATTCTACCGTAAGATGGAAGCGTTGGAGCGCAAGGGACGAGCACCGGTGAGTCTACCGTTATTTCATCATCGACGTCGGAGTAGTTATGTGGCCTTTTGATAAGCACGATCAACTCATCGCAATACTAGAACGCGAACTTGACGCTACGCGTCGCGTGAACGAATCGTTGATGAAGGTGATCAACGAGTTGATGGTAACTCAACGTGCGTTGCAAGACTCGTTGACACGAGCGCAGGATGAGGCCATACCACCGCCTACAGCGCGGCAACAAATTCCGCGCCGCGTTCAGTTTCCAAGGTTGAAGCAACAATTGGAACGTGAAGCATCGAACAAGTTCTTCAAGTCGGAACTAGACAAGGCAGAACATGCCAGTGATCAAGCCAGCAGACCTGAGTGAAGGGCTGAAGAAGGCAATACTTGACCTTCGACTTCATGCTAAGGAAGAGGACTCATACTTCCGTTGGCAACAGTTGAAGTGTTTCAAACGCAACAATCAGTTCTGGCACGGCGTACAAAGTGTGTTCTGGGCTGAGGACGCACAGGATTGGCGCGTTCCGACTCACGATGTACTTCGTGATTCTTCAACCCGTGAGGACGTCAAGTTCGTCTACGACTTCGTAACCAACGTCTACAAGGCACATGGCGAAGCACTCATCTCCGCGTTGTCGTCCGAGGTTCCTGGCACTCGTTTCGCCCCGCATGACGCGGATAATCCAATTGACATCCGAGCTAAGTCTGCTGCTGATGATGCAGTCGAACATATCCAGCGTTACAACAAGGCGAAGCTATTACTCATCCACGCACTATTCCTCCTGTGCAATGAAGGGTTTCTTGCTGGTTATATTCGGGATTATAAGAATAAAGTGTTCGGCACAGTAATGGTTCCACGTTACGGGCGTAGGAAGAATGTAACACCTGCTCATTATGTATGTCCGCAATGTGGCGCGGAACAACCGATGAATGTTCAGCAAGCGAACATTCAATGCCCACAATGTGGGGTGCCCTTGCAAGAGGTGCCCGAATTTGAGGAGGAAGTTCCTGTACTTCTCAGTGAGGATTCAGTCGAGAAATCACGTCCAGTAATTGACGTGTTCGGCCCGTTGGATGTTAAGGTTCCAAGTTACGCTAAGAGTCAACAAGGTATAGGATACCTTATTCATTTCGTCGATCTGCACTACGCGGAAGCGCGTGCGTTGTTCACCGATTTAGCTGATAAAATTGGTCCGGGTGGGCCGGACGATTTCGAGCGTGTCATGCGTTCGACATCAGTTATGGCCCCTCGACCGTTCCACGCACCACCTCATCAGGATTTAACAACGCTTGAAAAGTGTTGGTTTCGTCCTGCGATGTACAACATTATCTCAGCGGATCAAAATGATCCCGTGTTGAAGGAAATGAGGACGAAGTTCCCTGACGGATTATACGCCGCAATCATATCGGACGAAATCGCGGAAGTGGCGAATGAAAATCTGGACTCATGTTGGCGCATTGGTAAGGGTGGACCGTCGAAGGGTGTTCATGCTGACCCGTTACTCGGTTCAATGGTCCAAGAGCAGGAGATACGCAACGCGTTGATGAATCTGTTGATTCAATCCGTTGAATACGGAATCCCTTCAACGTTCGCTGACCCTGAAGTTCTTGACTTCGACACATTCAGTAAGCAGGAAGCCGAACCAGGCTTCATCTACCCAACAAAAACGACACGACCGGGACAACGAATTGAGGAAGCATTCTTCACACTTCGCTCGGCCACATTCCCGAAGGAAGCAGTTGATTTAATCGGCATCGTCGATCGTGACAGTCAATTCGTGGTTGGGGATACGCCGAGCATATACGGCGGAGCGGCGGAGGGTTCCAAAACGTTAGGTGAGTATTCATTATCTCGCTCCTACGCCCTTCAACGTTTAGCAATCATATACGATTACGTTCGTATTTGGTGGGGCGAATTGATGTACCTCGCTGTTCAGCATTACAAGGATAACATGCTGGAGGATGAGTCATTTTCCAAGCCCATTGGTTCCGACGCGTTTCGGAAGGTCACGGTCAAGGTTGAAGATTTGAAGGGTGCGTTTGAACTCCTCGAACCTGAAACTGAAACTGCAATTCCAGTATCAATTGCTCAGCAACGTGGTATTCTATTGGACCTGTTCAAAATGAACTCACCTGAAATCAATTCGGTCATTGCGAGTCCGCTCAATGCGGCTAAGGCTTCGTCGATAGTTGGTCTGACCGGATTCAAGATTCCAGGCGAAGATCAACGAGTCAAGCAGTTGCGTGAGTTGATGGTTCTGATAGCTGGACAACCTCAACCTGGAATGATGGAGGGTCAATTCACTAGCAGCGTACCGATTGAGGAGATTGATGATAATGAGGTACACATGGAAGTTGTGCAAAGTTTCCTCATCGGAGATTTAGGTGCTAAATTGAAAGATAATAACCCAACGGCCTATGCAAATTGTATATTGCATTTCGCAGAACACAAGCAAGCAGTTACGGTGGAAATGATGCAAGCTATTCCACCGGCCCCTGCACCTACACCTGGAGGAGAAGCAAATGCCAGTTGAAGCACTTATGACGGGTTATCCCGTCGTTTCATTGAACGCAGCGGCTACCGCTGTAGTCGGAACATATTTCGCTGTCCCGCCTGACATCAAGGACTTCGCCTGGAGTGCTATCCTGGCGGATACTAGCGTCACCGCTCTCCAGGTCGACATTGAGGGAAACAATGTCGATCCTGCTATCGCTGGTGATTGGTTCTCACTTGCTTCCACCAGTGTTGTTGGAAACGCGTCAGGGAAAATCTCACAACAGTACGTTCGCTGGATCAGGGCCAACCTCGTGATACTGACCGGAACGGGAACTGTCACCGTGACCATCATCGGAGTGAAAAATGCGTAAACTCGTGTTCGCGTTACTCGTACTCGCCTTGCCGTGCTACGCGCAGACGTGCCGGACGACTACAATTGCCAAGGTCAGTCGAGTCGTTCTCCTGGCCGACACGACCAAGGAATTTGTTGCCGGCAATTTCAGCTATTACACCACAGGCACGCCGACTGGTGTAACTATTTCGATTGAAGCTGGCAACGAACTTCCTGCAACTCAGACACCGTTCACTAAGGTCACTGCCGTGACGAGTACGACTGGGGTGGACATGGGTTCAGCCTCTGGGGCGTATCGTTACTGGTATGCGAATCTGAGCGTATTGACCGCAGGTACGTCGCCTACTGTTGCGTTGACGTCGTGCTTCAGCATACATGCCTGGTCACGCTTCGCATTTCCTGCAACCGGGGTATCAGGTGGTGTACTGGGTTTTATTTCGCCCACTACACTGGCGAGCAGTGTTCTACTCACTGCTAACACCTTGATAGTGGGCGGCGGTGCAGGAGCGACCCCGACTCCCTTGGCGCTCGGGGCGGCCAACACGGTGGTGGGGATGAATGCGGCCGGCACGGCGAACGAGTACAAGGCGCTGACGGTAGGCACCACGGGCACCGACTTCAACATTGCCCATGCGGCGAATACCGCCACGTTCCACCTACCCGACGCCTCGGCAACGGCGCGCGGCGCGGTTACGACCGGCACTCAAACGCTCACCGGGGTCAAAACATGGCTTGGCGCAACGCCTTTCTGGTTTGACGGCGCCACTGCGGGCACTTTTAAGACGGTCCTCACCATTACCGACCCTACGGTTGACAGGACCTTCACCTTACCAAACGCAGACAGTGTCGCCGTGCAGCCCGATGCCGGAGCCGCAAACAATTTCCTGACGGCCATTTCGACGCTGGGCGTGGTGAGCAAAGCACAGCCCGCGTTTACGGACCTGTCGGGCACGATTTCCACTACGCAACTTGGCACCACGAACACCCCGCAGTTTCTGCGCGTCGGCATCGGGATTCCGGCGCACGCTGTATACCCGGCCATGATACACACCAGCACCACCGGCGGTGGGGCGAACATGACCGTCGTGGATTATGCCATAAGCATGGTGGGTGTGGGCTTTGTGAATGATGCAGCGTCCGATTATGTGGACGCCGTGGTTCAGGGGCGCACGCTAGACTTCTTTGCTGGAGCAGCCGCCACGCCGAACCGTTCCGCGTTGTTCATCGACACGACCGGCTATGCGGGTCTTGGGACGAGCGCGCGGGCTGGCAGCGCCATTCCAGGCCAGAAAGTCGATGTATGGGGCGGCAACATCGAAGTTGCCGATCCGTCTGTGCTTGGCACGGAATCCTTTACGGCTCCGGCAGACTTCTCCAACGTTGCGTGGACTGTCAATTCTGAGTTTGCAGTGGTGGGGACATTTGCCCGTTATACCTACGCCGCAACGGGGGCTGGAAACCTTACCCAGGCGGTTCCCGCAGTGGCTATGGTTGCCAATCGTGGGTATCAACTTACCTACGTAATTTCCGCCGCCCCCACCCAGGTTGGCGGCATAATGACGGTCACAACCGCTTGTGCCGCTGCGGTTGCGTACCTCCCACTTGGGGCGGGTAGCCACACGATCACTTTCAAGTCTAAGACTACCCCACTTCCGTGCGTGATCGCGGTAGCGAGTGTTTCCAGTGGCTCGTTCACTATTGAATCCGCCAGTCTGAAGGAAGTCCAGGGCGGGAACCTGATTCTGGCTGGCCTGATTACCGGTGGGGGAACGACTGGCATCAGGGTGCTGTCTTCGGGCGCCGTTCAACTGACTGGACCAGCATTGGGTACCACCTACGGCGGTCTCGGTGCAAGTTTGGCGGCGGCAGGCGCAGGCACTTATCCAAAGTCGAATGGTGCGACGCCGGCGGTATACGCGGCTTCGACACTTGCGGCTTCTGGCGTGGGCACGCCGACAGCCTGTACCAATCAATTTGTCACTGGCTTTACTTTGGCTGGTGATAGTGCGCCAACGAGCACCTGCACGTCAATCGTTGCAGGGGACCTTGGGACAACGCTCACACCGCAATTTGCTCGTCTTGGTGGTGGACAGGCAGCGGACGCAACCGCGCCTTTTGCCGGCACCATTGATTCAGCAACAACGAACACCATCCTTGACGTTCTGAAATTGACTCGAAGCACCACCGGCACCGCCGGTAACGGCATTGGCACCGCCCTTGTTCTGTACGCCGAAGACGCCAGCGGGAATATCGAGGAGGCGGGGAGGTTTCAGGCCAGTTTCCCGAATGCTACGCACGCTACGCAGACCGGCCGCGTGGATATTACCGTGATGGGTGTGCCGGGCGGTTCTCTGGCCGCGGCGGGGTCTACGGCCTGGGGTGTCAACGCAGGCGTCTCTAACAGCGGAGCCAACCAAACAGCCACGGGCAACGCCGCAGGCCAGTCCAACACCGGAGCCGACCAAACAGCTACGGGCAACGCCGCAGGCTACGGCAACACCGGAGCCAACCAGACAGCTACGGGCAACGCCGCAGGCCAGTCCAACACCGGAGCCAACCAGATGGCCATAGGCGCCTACGCAGGCGCCTCCAACACTGGAGCCAACCAGGTAGCCATGGGATACAGCGCAGGCAACTCCAACACCGGAGCCAACCAGATGGTCATAGGCGTCTACGCAGGCCAGTACAACACCGGAGCCTACCAGACGGCCATGGGATACAGCGGAGGCCGAAGCAACAACTGGCCTAATACTGTTAGGATTGGCTACCAAAGTTCCATCTATTTTCCCGACGACGCAGGAAGCCTCAAGAACATCACCGAAGCCAGCATCACAGCGGCAAATACAATTACTTATGTCGCACACGGTTTCGGCACTCCGGGCGGCAAAGTGAACGTGCGGTACTTATTGACTGGCGGTACACCGCCTGTGGGCTTGGTCCACAATACGATTTATCAGTTCACCGTCACCTCGGCAGACGTACTTACGCTAAGCGGAATCGCGTTCCCCGCTGCGGCGTTTACGGGCACACTGAACAATTCCACGGACACCAGCAACTCTATTGCCATCGGCGTAGATGCGAACCCTACAAAGGCTAATCAGGCGGTCTTGGGACCGAGTACTATTACCGAGACCCTGTTGCGCGGCCACGTTATAACGACCCAAGCGGCGGTGCCCACGCTATCAGCCTGCGGCACTGGCACTCCCGCGATGGAAGCGGGATCGACCGACCACCGAGGATTCTTCACCACCGGCGGCGGTGCACTGACATCCTGCACGATGACATTCAACATTGCGTATGCCGTGCGGCCCAGTTGCGCGGTGTATGGAGACAATGCGGTTGCTGTCGCGGGGTTGAACTGGACCACGGCTGTTGGTACGCTGATTGTGCAGGCAACGACCATGACTGCACAGACGTTTGGTTACATCTGCCAATAGGGGGTAACATGAAGCGCCTTTTGATCGTTCTTGTTCTGTCTCTTGCGATGGCGTCCGTGATCTTCGCACAACACGCCGATACGGTGGCATTGGGGGCTTTGTCCGATGTGACCCTTACCGTTTCGCAACTGGACGCGGTAAACAGGCTAGCCCAGACCCGTCTCTCGGCGACTGCCGGATTGCAATCGCAGATGGCTGCCGCAGTTAATGAACTTGATGTTCTACTGGACGCCACAAGCCCCGATCTGTCCCGGATCGGCACACTGTCTCGTCAAGTCCGAAGGCTGGCGGCTGAGGACAAACAGATTCGGGTACAGTTCCGGCGCGACGTGTGGCAACTGCTAACTCCAGCGCAGCGGGACGTACTACTGGTGCGATTGGGATTTTAGACGAGACCACGGCGCAGGTTGTCGCGATTGAGAACATATGAGTACCAGTTAGGAGTGAAGTAATGCCATCTTCGAACAACGTTATTCAGCTTGCAATTCAGCTCATAGTCCTGATCGCTCTGGGTTTCGCGGCGTACAGCAAGATAGTGAGTCGACTCTCCGTGCTCGAAACGAAGGTGGACTTACTGTGGGGTCGTGCAGTAGGTTGCAAGCAAATGGAGGAGGAGTGACATGGGTAGCACAGCGGCAATAGCACCAGTCAGAACGCCTAATGCGGTGTCAGGTGACATAGCAGAAGACGTCGCATTGTTAGAAACGGAAGTGACTCCAGTAGTGGAGAAGAAGGTCGAACCTCCTTCGAAGGAAGTTCCTCCCAAGAAGGAAGGTGAGGAAGGGGAGGAGAAGGAAGTAGTCGAAGAGGTAGTTGAAGCTCATCCTGACGACGCTCCACTACTCAATCGTCCGTCAATCAGGGAAGTTCAAGAGAAGTATCCGAAGTTCTTCAAGGATTTCCCGGACGTCCGTCATATGTTCGGACGTGAGGCGGCCTATACGGAGGTATTCCCAACAGTTGAGGACGCTCGTGTAGCTGGTGAGACGCTGAAGGATTTTACCCACCTCGAAACGCTGGTAACCTCCGGGAAACCGGAAGACCTGGGTCAATTCCTGGCAGCGGTGAAGGAAGGTGGTGAGGCTTCACTCGGCTTGTTAGCGGCTAATTTCCTCCCTACATTGCATAAGGCCGACGCCAACTTGTACTACGAAGCGACCACTCCTGTCGTGGAAGGTTTGCTCCGCACCGTACACTTGGAAGCGCAGCGTAGTGGCAACAAGAACTTGGAGAACGCCGCGCTTCATATCGCACAGTACATTTTCGGTGACGCCGAGGTAGCGACGGGAGCTAAAACTACGATCAAGAAGCGTGAAGCCCCACCGGCGGAGTCAACCGTGACGACGGAAACCGCTGTGCTCAACGAGCGCTTCAACACGTTACTCGAAGATGTCATCGGCGATGGCACCGAGAAGTTACGCGGTTTGATTCTGGATGGACTCGACCCTGACAATGCGTATGGAGAGGATTTACGCGAGATGATGGTCGAACGCATCTTGAAACAGGTTCAAACCGCGTTGCATGACGACCCCAGTCATACAGCGCTTATGGATTCTATCTGGGCCAAAACAAAGCAGGATGGATTCAACCGCAGATGGAAAGCCAGCTTGGTCTCCGCGTACCTGGCACGTGCCAAAGCGGTGATGCCTGCCGTTCGCACCAAGGTGAGATCGGGTGTTATGGGTGGTAAGGAGAGTACTCGTAAACCCGGTCCAGGCAAAACCGATCCGGTTGAGGGTGCAGCCTCCACAGGACGTGGGGAGCGCATTACTCGTCCGGTCGATGCCAACAAAGTGGACTGGTCCAAGACATCGGACCTGGACATGCTTGAAGGCAGAGTGACGCTTAAAAAGGAGTAACCACATGGCAGCCCAAGCTGAAGCGCAGGTACTCGGTCTGGAATTGGAACGAGTCCTGCCAACTGTGCCCACGCTATTCGACCGTGAAGGCACGTTTTACCGTGAAGTGGAGCGGAGACCAGTTGAGATCGTGTCGAAACGGGACATGCGTATCCCGCTGGAACTCCGTCCAGGAGGCAATTTCGGTCACTTCGACCCCGATGGTGGCGACCTGGGGCGTGGTACCGGCCCGGTCTTCGACAAGGCCACGATCACGCCGGCCTTCCTCAAGATTGGTTTCGAGTTCACCACGCTCGCACACTGGGTCACCGACGACCGTCGGAAAGCAGTCCTCAACAACTTCCGCAACCTGCTCGCCAAGGGCATGGCGGAATTTCGCCGTCACTGCGATTCACTTTGCATGACGGCCGGTAACGGTGTCCTCGGCACGATCACCACAGTCGCCGCTGCGACCAACGACACATACACGTTAACGACTGACGGCTTCGGAACCCGTTTGCTCCGTTTCGGTCAGTACATCAACGTGTACAATGCCGCTCTTACCACTAACCGGACAACCGGCGCGGAACGACCGATTCTGGTCTACGACCACGCCAACAAAACGATTCAAGTGCTTGCTGTGGCTGGGGCGGCTCCAACTGACAAGATCGTCGTTTCGGGTCTGGACGGTACAGCGCCCGCTTCGATCAAGGGCGTCCCGTACCACAACAGCAACGCATCAACTGGATACTGGCTAGGTTTCCCCCGCGCCACGACCCCAGAAATCCGTGCCAATGCTGTAAACGCCGGCGGTTCAGCCCTGACTCTTCCATTGCCTCGCCTCGCCATCAACAAGATCGGTGACCGCGTCGGCTTGGAGAACACAAGCAAAGTCCAAGCGTGGTGCCACCCGTGTCAAGAGCAAGCCTATGAGCAGTTGGGCATGTTGGTCACCCAGATCAACACCACGGGTGGGAACAAAGGACTCGACCTGTACTTCGGTGGGCCAAAACAGATCGCGGGTGCTCCGCTGAAGAAGTCCTTCTCCTGGGACAAGACGCGCATCGACTTCATCGACCTCAATGTCTGGGGTCGTGCGGTCATGCACGAAGCTTCGTTCTACACTGCACCGGAGGACGGCAAGCGAATCTTCGAGATTCGTGGTGCTTCTGGTGGTGTCGCATGTAGCAACATATTCTACTATGTTGCTGCGTTCGACATCTTCATGAACAACCCGGCGGCCGGTTCGTACATCTACGGACTTGCTGTGCCGTCTGGGTACTAAGTCCGTTGAGCTACTGATGCCGCAAGTAGCTTGACGTGAAGGGGGGAGGGAGACTCGCCGCTCCCTCCCCACGAATACTATGAGTGTGCCTGCACCAACTGGTAAGGCCGCTGTGAACAAGGCGCTGGAGCGTCTCGGTTCAAACCCATCCAGACGCCCCTTATTCCGCGTCGTTTGGAGTGATGATGAGACCGAGATACGACGTGGTACGTTCGAAGAGCATTACGGTAAGGTATATGTCCGCACAGTACAAGGCGTGAAGGAGGTTCCAAAGTACCCTTACGTTAAATCGCGTTGGGTATTGGAACGTTGGTTCCCTACGAGTGCAGTGGTTTTACAAGAGCTGCCAGATTCACATGGTGGGGTATACGAACCGATCTTCGTACTGAAAGGGCCGGAAGGTCAGTTCCTTCCACTGAATGAAGAAGTAGTAACGATTGTAGCGCAATTATCACTGTATCCTGACCCGATGAGTAAGATTAAACAGCGCTCGGAGGATACGTTGAGGGTACAGGAAGAGCGTGAAGTCAAGGAAATCCGGGACTCATTCGACGACGTGTCTCCACTAGTGAGTAAGATGCACAGTACTGGTGGTGGCCGCGAAGCGATAGTAGTCCCGGAAATCAAACAAGGAGCGGCAAATGGCAGAACTTGACCCTAGAACAGCTAGTACGGTAATCTCGTTCGTTCCGTTCGAGATTTTCGAGGAAAAACCTGGAATCTATCCTGGCACGTTTCGCGTACCGGCGTCGGACGGCAAGACTCCGCAGTTACTGGTAGTTGGTGAGTCCGTAACTTATGTGTACGTCCCGGGGAGCGAACCACCTCGAAGTTTAGAGGTGAAAACACCTTCATACGAGATAGCGCGGTCAATCGTCCAGGATTACCACGACGCACAACTCGGCGTGAACCTAGAGCGCGGCCCTGCGCTGTTTTGGACGTTTGGGGTGTTAACTCCTAGGGAGGTACCACTCAAGTTAGCCACGGAGACGAAGGTTGCACTTCAACGTCAGCAGGGTTGGCTGCAACAACTCGTCATGCTTGCGGACGATGATTGGGAGAAGATTCGTCAGCATCTGGCCATCACTGACATGCAACGGTTCGCTGCTCGTGCACTCGGCCTGGAGCGTCCGTGGCTGATCCCACCGCGACCTGCTGAGGTGAAGGCATGTCCAGCTTGCGGCACGTCGGTCATACCGGATGCGGTCATTTGCGCGACTTGCAAGTGCGTAGTTGACTCCGAGAAGTACAAGGCGTTATCGTTCGTTAAGTGAACAATCATGGCGTTAGCAAGTGTCGCAATCGCGGAAGCTCAGTCGTTACTAAGTGACGCAGCAGCATTGCTCGCTGGACCGTCACTATGGTCGGAGGATGTTTTAACTCCGTTCTTGCAACAGGCCCACCGCGAACTGCAGGATGCGTTGTGGGCCGCGGGTAAGACGGAGCAGTTCCGTAAGACTTCAGGGGCTATTGCCGTGACACTCGGTGCTCTCGACCTCGGTGCGGGCCAACCTACGGATTTGCTCGCACCGATTGCATTATCCGAGAAGGTGTCAGCAGGAGCGATAACGACTTACGTTCCTATGACTGAAGTCTTCGACGTTCCAATCGAAGCACAAGCTGTAGCACTTCGGTATTGGGCGTGGAAGGGTGGACTAATCCTATTCCTCGGTTCGACTGCTGGTCGAGACGTGCAAATTACGTACCGTGCCAAGATCACTGAACCGACTCCAGTATCCGCGACTGGTGTGTTAACGAGTGATAACGTTAACGTCACCACTGGCGACACCGTGACCGCTGGCGGCAAGACGTACACGTTCCGCACAGCGTTGACAAGTCCAGCGGTTCCCAATGAGGTCTTGATCGGCTCCGACGCTGACGACAGCTTGCTAAATCTCAAAAAAGCGGTCAATGCTGAAGCTGGTATCGGGACGAAATTCAGCCTGGGAACCACGAAGAACTTGCAGGTATCCGCTGGTGCTGTTATCACTCATGCCATCACCTTCACAGCAATCGTCGGGGGGACCAGTGGGAATGACGTCGCAACGACTGAGGCTTCGACGCATCTATCTTGGGGGAATACGTTGCTAGTCGGTGGTGTCGGAGCAGGCGTCGCGAGCATTGGAATCATCCAAGGCGAGTTGTTCCTTGGACCGCGAACAGCAGCGCTCGCTGCACGTTCAGTTGGTGGGGACAAGGTCGCGGACGTTTATGATGCGACTGCGGAGAAACGGCTGCAAGCGGTCATTGCAGCACAGAGGTTGTAATGGCGAACGTTGATGTTGCACTCAAGATAGCTCGAACTTACCTTGGCGATGATCGAGGCGTGAAGTTCACTGATGCGACCCTGATGCCGAAACTGCAGCAAGCGCATCGTGAGCTTCAATTGAAGTTGTGGCTCAACGGATTGCCAGTTACTAAGGAGGTCAGCGCGATTTTCACCGTCCTCGCAGGAGCCGTTGACCTCGGTGTTAATCAACCTACGGACCTGATTGAGCCGCAACTGATGAAGGAGAAGGCAGTCGGGGAACCTATATCAAGGTTCATTGACATGACCGAAGTTAATGAACTTCCCGACGTTGACCAGTCTGATTCACTTCGTTATTGGTGCTGGCGTGAGGAAATCATCACGTTACTAGGCGCTACAACCACGCGTGAGGTCCGGTTGGACTATATCAAAGGACTGACAATTCCAGTACTCAAAACCGATCCAATAGGATTCATTCTGGGTGAAGCATTCCTTGGCCCCCGTACTGCTGCGTTAGCTGGTGCGGACTCCAATGAAGACGCGCAGAACCGATTGTCAGAAATAATCGCCGCGAATGTTAGAGGTTCGCAGAGTCTACCGACAAGACGACGGCCGTACCGTCGTTTCCGAACGCGTATAATTTAGGAGGAGAGATGCCCGTTGCAGTAGCAGTTCTCGATCAGTGGTCCGATGGTAAAAGGACGCACGTCATTGGTTCCTTGACACCGAGTGGGTACTATCCAGCCGGTGGTGACATCGTTGACTTCCGTCCCGTTGTGCAGTCAGGCCAAGCACCGATCGTGTTCATCCCAGACCCAGTGAGTGGTGGTTTACTACTCAATGGTGACCAAGGCACATTTGGTGCCAGTCTGCTCAAGTGTCGTACCCCTAACAACGGGGTAGGAGCCGCCGTCAAGGCCGCGACGGCACTCACGGGGAGCACTGGCGCGTTCACGAGTGGCAAGATCGTCACGCTCGGGGCAAAGGTCTACACGTTCAGGACGACGTTGAGCACCACCCCGACGATCCCAAACGAAATCCTGCTCGGTATCAACTACGACGCCAGCTTGCACAACCTGTTCCTGGCCATCACTGGTGGCGCTGGAGCTGGTACGTTGTATAGCACTGGAACAGTCGCGCATACGCTGCTCACGGCGGCCGACGTCTCCAGTCACGTCGTTGTCGTCACGGCCATTTACGGTGGCGTGACCGCGAACGCGCTCGCGACGACCACGGATGAAACCAACCTGGCAGCAACTGGTACCACGATGGGTGGGGGTACAGTCCCAGGTGCCGCAGCCGGTGGAGCAGCGGACCTCGGCAATGCTGACTGGCCGATTCTCACGGCAATTGGGTTCTACGCGATTTTCAACCAACTGTTGTAGGACGCCATGCGCCTTGACGAGGATTACGCGAAGCGCGAAGTGTCGAGCTTCATGGGCCTTTTCGACCGTGCGTCGGAGGACTCTGTACCCCCAGATCATGCGGTGAAATGCCAGAACGTGTTCTTCCAACCGGGCAATGTGAGGACACGTTCTGGTATTCATAAGTCCCACACCGTAGGCTATGGTGGCCCTGTTCTTCGTTGGTTTCCGTCCGGTCTAGGGATGATTTACCTTGACAACGCGGGTAATTTCTATCTCGGCACCACAGCGGCTCCGTTCCTCACGGTGGCTGGCGCAACTGACTTCAGCGCCTTCAACGTCTTCGACCGAGTTTACATCACTCCGCATAACGGAGCCGCTGGCCTTAGCGGTGTGAGCATCTACGTTTTACTCCTTGTTGCCACCGTACCAACTTGCTACCTCGCCGCTGGTCCACCGCTCGCACGTGCCACTGCCATGACGGCAACTGAAGGTGCAGGTGCGGGTAATGTCTCGCTTGGTACGCACAAGTTTGCCGTTTTCGGTGAGACTATCACAGGACATTGGGTGCCGCTTGGCCCATACGTTCCAAATACTGCTGGTGCGTTCACTCCAGCCTCAGTTAATGTCGTTGGTACGAAGGCCACGGTGACGTTGACGACTGACAACACGACGCCAGTCGACGGAAGCGTAGTCCGTGTAGGCGCGATTCCAACGTTTTACACGTTCAGAACCACATTGACTGGCCCACCTATTCCATATGAAGTTCTGGCCATTACCAACGGTGATACATCACTGGATAACCTCATAGCTGCGGTCAACTGTGCACCTGGAGGTTCAGGTACGACTTATTCTGCCGGTACTTACGTCAACCCTGACGTAATAGTTGGTGTACGGGCGGGTCACGTCGTCACGCTGACTGCAATTGAGGCTGGTCCTGACGGTAATGATATACTGACCGACTGCTCCGCAGGGACGCACTTGACGTTCGGTGGTGCGAATCTGTCAGGAGGACAATTTAATAAGGTCACGCTGGCCAACATTCCATTTAGCACCGACCTTCCAGCAAATATAACGAAACGACTATTCGCTGTAACTAAGGCGGATGAGGAGGAATACTTCTTAATTGCTGGCGCGGAGTTAACCAACCCTGCAACGAATACACTTGTAGTTGATTTCCTCGACGAATCACTTGTAAGTTCAGTCGGCTACTTAATGGACCAGTTGTGGACTGTACCATCAGCCGTTGGAATTGGAATGTACAAGGGTAGATCGGTAACATGGGGTGAGTACACCCCAAATAATTCATTGGTCAGGCTGAGCGCCGCGGACGACATCGAATCATTCGATTCCGTTGATGGTCTCATAGTCGTCAATAAGGAAGACGGCGACTCGATGCAGAGCGTCGCTATACTACGCGACGTGTTGTATCTGTTCAAGAATAGTAGGACGTTCGGCACGCAGGATAATGGCGATGTTCCTAGTTCGTGGGGCTACTTTCCTGTTGATGAAGCTAAGGGAACGCACTTACGTGGTGTGTCGCAAATATCGGTCGATGCGACGAGTGCAATTGTTGGGGATCGTCTACTCGTCGCAACGAAGGCTGGGATTTACTCCTTCAACGGTGCGTATGGAGAGTTCCCATTAACGTGGAAGATTTCAGCCGTGTGGGACAGAATAAATTGGGCTGCTTTCCATAAGGTGAACCTTATCGAAGATCACGTTCATAAGATGGTGTTCATCGCATTACCCCTCGACGGTGCGGGCGACGTTTCACACCTACTGGTCGCTGACTACTCTGAGGCTGAAGCCGGCGACTACATGAAGATCAAATGGCAGTATTGGACATTTCCACTGGTCCCAAATTATATTCGTATGGCTTATTTGTCCGATGGGTTGTATGCGTTCAGGTTTAGCAGTTTGTCCGCAACATTTACAGATGGGATTTACACCTGGGAATACAATTCTACTCGTATAGCGGACTTAACAACGTATGGAATCACGTCCTACTACGAATTATCTCAGACGGAGGTTAAGCCGGGTCAGGTTCATATATTTGTTGGGTCACGCTTCCACATGACTGGTGCTGGTTCGCTGGCATTAACTGCACGTGGAATGGAAGGTACGAACGAGGTTAGCATCTTACCATTGACAATTGTATCAGGTCCGGCTAAGGATTCGACACGGCGATTCAATTTCCAGAATGAGAAAATATACCTCAAGTTTGGTGTGACCTTAGTGAATCATTACTTCAACATTTCCCGTGTCGATGTGTTTGGTAAACCACTATGGCCGATGCGCCCCAACCAATAAGCATCGAGCACTTGATCGCGCACTTGCGGTCGGATGATCCACGCTTATACGAGGCCCTGATTATGATAAGTCGGGGTCGTGGTGTCACCATTCCTATCGGTTCCGTGTCCGGCATGGACGAAGTGATCGCTCCGTTAGAATTACCGCTCACGACTAAAGGGGACTTGCTCACTCGTGACGCAAATGGGTTGACCCGCGTTGGGATCAAGGGTACAAGGGAAGGTTACGTACCAACAGTTGACATACGCAGCGAAGCTGGTTGGAGTTGGAAGGCTCCAGTTTCGAGTCCAGTCGGGGCGCTGACTATTGACATCTTGAAGGCTGCGGCCTTGATCGGAGCATGTGATGAATTGAATTTCACCGAGAATGGAAATGTCGCACTTACAATTAGTATAGCCGGTAAACGAGTAACTGTAGGGGTCCAAGCGATCCCGGGGTCTGGTCTGCCACCATACACGCGCCTGTGGGGATGGGACCGAGCGACTACGAATGATTTTACGTTGTTTGCGTCCGGCGGTGCCTTTGTGATTGGTGATGTGGCAGCAGTTAATACCGCGGACTCAGATACCACTGCTTCCACCGGCACCTGCGTGCCGAATTTGACATTCTTCAACCCAGCAGCCAGCGCGGCAGTAGTTCGATTCATGCTGTTGTCGAACGTTTCCTTATCGCCGGCAACAGGGGAGCTTCTTTTAATTGCAATGGACTACGTCTCGCTGACTGCTGCGGCAGTTGCGCAGGGAATTGTAATTGCTCAACCAGGAGCAGAAACAACCGACTTCTATGCGCTTCAGTATTACACCGGAGCCGCGAACCTATACAAGTTCGTTGCCAATGTTTCGTTTGCGCAGCAATCTGGCTGGGGGACAACTTCAGGGCATATGAATCCGTATTGGAAGTCGTTCCGCATTCTGTTCAACTCCAGCGGCGCGACAATTGGCGGCATCCCGGCAGGCGGCATTGAAGTCTACATGGGAACGGCACCGTTCTGGCATAAGACAATGACTGTTGGCAGTGCCACGGTGTTAAGTGGCGCTGTAAGGGTAGGATTCTTCCTCCCTGGGCATTTAACATTGAAAACATACCAGAATCTTTGTTGTCGGATTGATGCTTACTCCGTACCGGCGAACTACAACCAGTTTCTAACATGATAACTGTTCGTCCAATGAACGATAACGATGCTAAACCGTTGCAAGACTTACATGCAGCGAATAGTGAGTTTCCGTTCCCGGATTTGAACAGTCCACTATGTTTAGGAATTGCAGTTGCCGAGATTGATGGTAAGGTTGTTGGGTTTGGTTTCATACGCCTAACTTCGGAGGTGGCATTAATTGTTGACAAATCATTACCTCGTAGTGAGCGTGCAAATGTAATACAAGAATTGTACGAACTTGGTAGGCAGGAAGCACAGGAAGTTGGGCTTGATGAATGGCACGCATTTGTATATCCTGAATTGTATGCTAAGTTTCTCGAGAAACGCTTCGGGTTCGTTCGTTGTCATGGTGTGGCCATGACTGAGGTGTTCAATGGGAAAAAAGGAACGTAAGGCTGCCTCGGACGCTGCTCAGGCACAGATCAAGGCTAATGCTGCCCAACAGCAGCAAATGGCTGCAACCGCTGGTGCCGCTGGAACGCAAGCTACTGAACGTGCTAATGCTATGTATCCTGGCCTAGTCGGTGGTCTCGGGGAGATGGCCAAGACTGGTGGCATGGATGAGGAGCAACTTAACCGTCTTCGTACCACGTTGTCAGAGCAGGCGTCAACTGGTGGATACGGTGGGGAGCAGTTAGCGAATCTCCGCACTCAATTTGGAACGATGGCCGCTGGTGGTGGGTACGACCCGAACGCTGTTAGTGGTATACGGGCCGGTATGGGGCGCACGTTCGGGGCGGCTGAAGCTGGTTACGGTAATTATGCTCGAACCGGCGGATTCACGCCCGGACAATCGCAAGCGTTTATTAGATCGTCCACTGCTGGAACTTCCGGTATTTACGACGCATTGCGAGCCAACCTCGCACGTCGCCAAGCTCAAACAGGTGGGTATGCCCCGGGCTTCACGAGTTCAACCGCAAGGTTAACCCGCGAAGCGGCTGGAAGAACGGCAGAAGCAGATACTGCCGCGAACGTCGCGTTGCAGGGTCAAATTCGCGCTGGACGTGAGGCTGGACTTGGTGGATTGGTAACGACTGGAGCACAACGTGCAGGGCTTGAAACCGGATTGGAGTCCGGTATTGCTGCGGGTCGTCGGGCTGGTGTGACTGGTGCTGCAGGGTTGGAAGGTGAAGTTGCCGCTGGACGACGTGCGACTACGACTGCTCAAGCCGGTTTGGAGACGACCATTGCACAACTTAAGCAAGCCGGTTACGGTCAGATGGCTAACCTGTTCGGTGGTTTGAGTGGACAGGCCGCAACCTCAATGAATCAAATCATCCAGAGTTACCAAACGACTGGTCAGCTGACATCGCAGGACATACAAGCGCTGACTCAGATGGGGATTCAACCTGGTTTGTTCTCGAACATAATGAAGGGAATCTCAACCGGGGTTGGCGCGGTCGTGGGTATTGCGGGTGTTGTTTAAGGGGTGGAACCATGTTCGATCCAGCATTATTCGATCCTGAAGAAGAACGTCGACGTCGTCGCTTCCTAATTCCTGGTGCCGAGGAAGTCGGTGAACAGGAAGTTGACGTTGATGGGGACGCTACGCAAGGCGTTGCAAGCAACCCTCCCAACGACGCGCGCGCAGGCGCGTACTACGTTGGTCCTGCTACACGACGTTACGCAGAGCACCTCGAAGCGATGCCCAAGCAACAACCCCCGGGCAAACTGCGCCGAATCTTGGCCGGACTAGCCGGTGCCTCATCTGGTTACTTCGGAGGTACGGAAGCAGGCGTAACTTCCGCACGTGATGTGTTGAACGAGCCATACAACCGTGCCATGCAGCGTTGGGGAGTCGTAGCCGGTGGGAGGAAGACTGCCGCTGATCTTGAACGTCAGGGAATGACCGCTGAGACCGCCGCGTCGTCACAACGTATGCGGGAGTTACTGGCGTATATACGAGCACTTGAAGCGGGGAAATCAGCGGATGCCGCCGCGGCTGCCGCACAACTTCGTACCTCTCCAGGCGGTCTATACAACGTGAAAAAAGGGGCGATTGAACCGGGGACCGCCCCGCCAGCTCGTATACCTCCACCTATTACTCCGGGCCAGATGATACCTGACCCGACTAGACCTGGCGAGTACAAGCAAATCGGGACTCCTCGTCCATCACCTTATGGACCCGAAGCGAAGACGTTCGGTGAAGGCATGATTAACTATCGCGCATTGCGTGAGAGTGGACTCCTTGCACAACGTGCCGAAGAAGCCCGTATACTCAAGGGAACTCCGGGAGCGCCTCCACCAATGGCTGAAACAGGACAAGAAGCCCACGCCAATCAAGTTCAAGCCGCCCGCGAAATCGTCACGCGTGATGCGAGGTACGCTCCGTTCTTCCAAGAGTCTACTGCCGGGAAGAAGGGACCATTTCCTGGCTCCGGGGTTGGTGAGGTACCAGCGCAAACAGCACGTATCCTAACCCAAGGTGAAGTTCCGCAGGACCGCGCGAGTCAACAATTGTTCCGCGAGTTCCTCAGCAAGATTGAGGCACGTATCTCCGGTATGGGTCGGCGTGCACGTACTGCGCCTCCAGCGAGGGGACGTAACCCGAATGTACAGGAAATAGGAGTGCGTTAATGCCGCAACGCCTTATACGAGTTACCAATCCGACGACACACGAAACGATGGTGACGTCGTGGCCTCACCAAAGTGACCCGACCGACGACGAAATCAACTCGATGCTTGCGGGTCGTCGTTCGGAGAATCTTGGTAAGATTGAAGAGGCCGGGCGCACTAACATCCCTTGGTATCAACGTGCTGCTGCCCAAGTGCCTGAACCGTTGGTACGTGGACTGCAAGCATTTGACTGGCATCCTATCGAAGCATTGAAGGAAGTCGGTGCAGGTGCGAAGCAAGTCGTCACTGGTGTTGGTGAGGAAGAGCAGCCTCGAATTGCGGGTTTCCGCAAAATGGGACGTGGCGCGTTCGGAGTGGTTGCACCACCAATGCTGGCCGCCGGTTCCATTGTTGCTCCGCTTCCCACAGCCGCGGTAGTCGGTACTGGTGTGGCCGCATCATACGCACGACCTCACGTCGAACGTGGGATTGAAGAACTCGGAGCGTATCCTGAGCTTGCTGGTCTTGGTCTGGACGTGGCTGAATTAGCAGCTATGGTCGGAGCTGGTAAGGGTGGAATGCGAGCACGTACCATGATGCGTGGACGCGCCGTGCCACTTCCACCTCCTCCGGTTGCTCCAGCGGCTCCTATCAGTAAACCAGCGGCCGCCGCTCCTCCCGTTGCTCCACCCGATTTACAGGCTGAAATTGCTCGCGTCACGGACGCAATTGCCGAAGCCGCGCAACGAGGTGACCATGCGACAATCCTCGCATTACGCCCGCAGGTTGCAGCATTGATACAGCGTACTAGAGGTACGGCTACGCCTGCACCTACGACTGCAGCAGCACCTACACTACCGGCAGTTCCACCTCCAACTGCACCGTTACAGGACGCCCGCGCTTTCGAGGCAAAGCAATTCACCAAGAACGTTGAAGGGCGACCACCGAACGTTGATGCGCTTGGTGCGCAACAAATCGGACGCAATGTGCGTGAAGCGATTGGTGATGTTCCTCCGCCTGAAGGATTTAGGCTCGACCTTGAGGAGGATTTACCACCAGCGTTTGAACGCAATGTTGAGGAGGCTATGCGAGGAGCGCGTCCAGTCGAAGCAGGAGAACTCGAACTGGAGCCAAGTCCTGAAATAACGCAGTTCGTGTCAGACTTCAAACGTGATTTAAACCGTCGCCTTGCAGGTGCTCAACCTGAACCTCCTACACCTCCACCTACTGAGCCTCCTGCACAAATATCATTTGGTGCACGAGCCGAACCACTTGAGTCGGGAGCACAGCGGTCACCTGTCACGGATGAGATTGTTTCCCTTGAAGAACAGTGGAAGGCTCGGCAGAATGCCCCCGACCCGTTGCCAAGCCTTGAAGATGTATACGCCTACGCTGAGAACGAAGGCATGACTGCAGAGCAGTATCGTGACTTACTCCGTCAAGGACTAGCAACACGGCCTGAACAACCTCCAATTGCGCGACCACGATTTGAGCCAGCGCGTGACGCGGTACTTGGTGAAAACGTTGGACAATTGTTTCCTAAGCCTATTCCCCCAGTGCCTCCTCCAATTCCAACGACACGTCCAATGTTACGCGAAGAAACGGCGGAGTTTGGTGCTGGTCGTGGGACTACCACGGCGGAGGCTCCACGTCCACTTCCATGGCGTGGACGACCACCAATTGGTGGCGGTGGATTTACTGTTAAGGAGTGGAACGCAGCAGTAGCGAAGTTGAGGGGGCCTGGGCTCGAACCGACGGAAACGCCGGTCCTTCCTCCTGGGTCTCCTCAGCAAGTTGAACCCGCACCAATCGAGCAGCGCGTAGCCCCCGAACGCGGCGGGGAGCAAGCACTCATTGATGAGATGCGTTCACGTGGTATTGGGTTCACCGACTTACTAACTGAACTCCGCAACCGCATGCGGAGTCAATCCGACCGTGCGGAAGCGTTCGGTCAAGGGGCAGCGGAACGCTTGCGTAAACCAATGGGACGACAAGCGCTTCCTGCGGTTGAACCATTCGTTCCTCCTACGACGGAAGCACCAACGGAATTACCCCGCGTAGTTTCACCACAGGAAGTACGACTGCAACAGCAGTATGACTCCACACTTGCTAAGATCAAAACTAACCCACTTGACCCAGGCATGTCCACTGCGATTGATACTGCTGTATCCGCAGGTCGTATGACGGGCAAGACACCTGAGGAGGTTGGTGTGGATTTGCTCGCTGCTGGTTTACCTCCCGGCATAATGGTCCCACGTGTACGACGTGGATTTGGGATGGCGGAGCCTGCACCTGAACCGGAACAAATACTACAGGAAAAAACCGGGTTCGGTAAGGAACTACGGAAGCAACGTACTGGAGCGGTTCCTATTCAACCACGCACTCCTGGCGAAATGCGGAGGGCTGCGCGCCCTTTTGACCCGACAAAATCTGAGGAAGGAGGTCCAACAACTCCGGCGGAAGTCGAGTGGGGCGATCATCTGCGCAGGTTATGGCACGATGAGGAAGGTCAGCTTGACCTCAAGGAATTGGCTAAAGGACTTGCTCGCGTCACTAAACAAGCGCGTGAAAGTTTCGTCAACGTTGCTCGTTTGGAGGGGACTAGTGGGCGCGAGCACATGAAGAAGTTTGGTCCCGCCGGAGTACAAGGTGACACGCTAATCAACGATTTCTACATGCTTCGTCACAAGTATCACGGTGAAATGGAACGAAGTTTTTATTGGAAGTGGTTAGTCGATGCCGGCGCTGACAAGGACCAAGCCTTGTGGCAACAAATTGTGGCACGGCTTGGACCAGAAGTTGCTGAGGGCAAGCGATGGACTGTTGAGCCGAACCCGACGGCCGACGCAGTAGCCAGGAAGATACGTGTAATGGATGATGCAATCCATGAGCGAATGCGCGAACGTGGTGTTCGTGGTGTAGGTTCTGAAGAATTAGGTTACGTTGAGGATCACTTCCCACATATGTATCCTGAAGAGATGTGGGGCGACGTTATAAGTCAACTCGCACAACAATTGCACGAGGCAAAACGGTTCCCGAACGTGGCGTCGGCGCAGGAATTTGTAAACAACGTTATTCGTTCGCAAGGCGAACGGATAGCCCCTAACATTCAACTTCCACGTACCACGGAAAATGCAGCGCTTATTCGAACCGATCGTGCTGTATTACCAGAATACTACCTTCAAGTAGCCGACAAACTAGCGGAAGCGGAAGTGCTTGGCCCGAAGGGAAAAGGTTCAGCATTACCAGCGAAGATATTGAACCTTGCGAGTGAAATATACGAGACCACCAAAAGCCGGGCTCAGATGGAACAGTTCCTCGACTTGGCGAAGAAAGCGTTAAACCCTGAACCGTTAAGTCCAATGAAGGCTGAAGTTTGGCAGAAGACTCATAGTGCAATGGTCCTAACCAAAATGGGGCTGTCATTCCTCGCCAACTCACCTCAATTCTTGTATCAGTACGTACTCACTGGTATGAAGCCTATGATTAAATCGGCCTCACGTCTGGTCGGGGAGTACCGTACATCTGGTAAAGATTTCCTTGGTGATGCCGCAGTGACCAGCGACAATTTCTTGCAGTGGTTACGTTATCGTGAAGGCGTCGGACGAACGGCCGGTGGATGGCTTTTACAGCGAGTGACTCCGTTCGCCGCGGAGGAACGCTTGGTAAATCGTCCCTTTTCGTACTCAGGTGGGTTCTGGTTGGAAGAACTGTACAACAAGTTGAAGACTGACCCGCAAAATAAATACGTGAGAAGGCAACTAGACAAGTTTCTCCAAATTGACCCTGATAAATTACTAACCGAAGGGTTGACTGAGGATATGAAGCAGCGCGCTACGTTCTCAATGGCGCAGAAGACTCAATTCGGGTACAACCCGCTTGAAACACCTGGAGGTTGGGGAACGACGTTGACGTCACGTATGCGTCACGAGTTCATGAACTTCGCGTTCAATGCGATGAAGTTCACGAAGGATGCCGTGTACGGTGAACTCAAGCACGGCAACCCAATGCCGCTTATCCGTATGCTCGCCGCCGGACAATTAGCAGGTGAAGTTGTGGCTGATCTAAACGCCGTTATACGAGGCAAGGAACGACCTGATGATATTGTACTACGTATGATCGACAATCAGGTTACATGGGGAGCGTTTGGAATAGCGTCCTCGATTTTTATGTCACTGGGGATAACTGGTGGGTTGACGGCATTGGCCATTGGAGCGGCTCCATCGACTGTCGCCGGTTACATGCAGTCCGCATGGCCCACATCTAGGCCAGGATCACTCATCCGTCGAGCGGTAGGGGATATTCCAATTGTGGGAAAAACAATTGCAGGGTACGCGTTTCCAAGGAAACAGCCTATAGGTCGAGTTCCACCTCCATTCCCACGCCAACAATCACGGCCTCGTGGTGCTCCTAAGCCATTTTGAGCAGTACATCCCGCGTGAGATTAGGGACGAGATGAGCGAAAACGTTGCTCCGTGGCCCGCATAGATACACTGGCTTACCAATCCCTAGAGCGTAACCCAACTCCACCCATAAACCACCAGTAGTCGATGGGATGCTGGTGAAGACGATTACTGCATCTGCCGCGTCGATGTCACTCAGATCCATCTTAGCCCGAGTGGGGTTTGGTGCATTCCCAGTCTGTATGAGCCAATGACTGGTCACTTCGTGCCCCATTGCTTGTAGTAGATGCATGATGGCAAGCAACATCGGCTGTGAGCTGAATGAGCCGGCTAGGTAGAACTTCATTCCTTCCTCCTATACGATTTGCTCCACACCTTCCGTTTGTACTGAGCCACCCATTGCTCTGGGCTTAACTTCGGTTGATGTCGTTTCAACCGATGCCAATTCGTCCAGTTTCGCAGGCGGCAGCACTTCGTGCATAGTCCACTCCTGTTATGCTCCTCGTCGATGAGTCCGTGGCAATTTGAGAAGTTCAAGCACTTCTTCATTAGGCCTTCCAACTTCCTAATAGCCACGACTCATAAGTTGACAGCAAGTCCTTTGGAAGACCGTTTTTCGTCTTCACTTTACCCTGCATTACGACGTTTAAAAAGCGTCCGGGCAAGGCATAATACGTGTAGCCCGACTCTGAGTCAATCCGTAGCTTCAACTTCACCTTGTAAATCACGTTGTAACCTCCTCCTTACACCGAACGAACTCATCAACCGCAGATTGAGTCATTTTGTACATCGTATCACGTCCAACTTTGCTAATCGTGATAGCGTCGGCCTGAACCAACGTCTCGACGATGCGGTCCAATTCATACGCGTCGAACTCACCCCAACCGCGTTGTAGTAACTTCTGCCGTGTCATTTGGTAGTCCTCACGTTTGAGGATCATACCAAGAACCACAGCCGTCTGCTTCGCAATCGGCGTTGTACCTTGACCTAGCACTAACCTTCGCACGTCGTGCAGGCAAGCCCGAGCAACATCTAGTGCTTTCTGCATGTGGTCCTCCTTGATCACCATGCTTAGGTTGTCACTAACTGCTAACAGCATTGCGACTTTCAACGCTTGATCATGTATACGTTCCGTCGTTCCCGTTTTATCCTCAATTTTCTTCGTCGACAGTGTCTTGTACCAATCCTTGTACAATTTCTTCGCAGCGTTGTTGAGTTTAACCCTACCTCGTAACTTGTTGACGTCTACCAAATACGACGCTAACCCATCAATGTCTAGTTGGACCAGTAATGGGTCCATTAAGTCATTTATACAGCGCCGCTTGGTCTCATTAACGACGAATGTACGAGCCAAAAATCCCCCAGTATGTGCAAATTGAGGAACCGCTTCTGCGAATAACGGCTCATTGGTCGATGCCAACATGCTGAAACACGGTTCCTTGAGTGTATCCGTGGCACTCTTGAGTGAATACTTGAACTCTCCTTCGTGGTAACAGCTATCATACAGGTCAATGAGTATTTTGAAAACCGCTGTATCTTCGACTAGGAACGATGATAATTCACCTGTCAATAGTATTCCCTGCGCTTCGTGTATAACTCCTCCACCTTCAATCGTATACGCTCGTCCCAAGTCACGTAATACCGCTTGTATCGAGTTTCTGCCACTTATGACACGTGTGCAATTTGATTTAGTCAACAACCGTGCCGCGATAGCTGCTGGCACTCCCTTGCGTACCCCCGAAGGGCCGGTGTTGAACACGTAAATGTTTGGGTACAACTTATAAATTTGCTGGTCAAGCCATACATTTTTACGCAAGGCTGCGGCTATACAGGCCAAACCTGTCCAGAATACGAAGCGTTCCGGTGACTCAACTTCTTCAGTCTGCTTGAGAAGAGTCTCGATCCATGTCAATGTACTTCCTCATATCCAACCAGTTGACAGCGCCAATCTTAATTTCACAGGGTATGACCAGCGAGCCTCGCGGTAGCGAGCATTGTGAGAAGTCGATTGGAGATTCGAGGTGTTGTTTGGTGAGGGTTGCGAGCGGCTTGATTTGGTCGGTAGGGACTATCGCAGTGAATGAGTCGTGTGATTCTAGGCAAATTCGGAGTGTAGGTATTGCTTGTTTGATTATACCTATACTAAATTTAGTATGATCACTGATTACAGACTGTGGGATGTACGCATAAGCCTCGCGGAACATTGCATCTCCCCAACGATTGAAGAACTGACGACGTCGGCCAAACGATGTGCGTAATACAGCAGTATTATCTTGAAGTGCTTGACGTACTTCGGCATGAAACACGCCCCTGATGCCAGGTGTGTATTTGTGAAACGCATCCAGGGCTAAACGCGCTCTGTATTCAGAAATGTTGGCCCGTTTAGCCAACCCACGAGCGGATTCATCATACCCTCCAGCATGTCGTCCGGTTTTACCCAATTGTCTCATTGTTCCGTCACCATGCTTATAGTTGTGTTCCACGGCTTCATATGTAGTGTTGAAAATCCATGACGCGGTTAATATGTGAATGTCGATTTCATCAAACTTCTTCAGTGCTTCGTACTCCCTCGCGAGAAGTAGTACCACGCGAGCTTCAGCTTGAGATAGGTCAGCCTCGAAGAATACACAACCAGGGTCAGGTATAAACATACTACGCAAATCGAGTCCTTGCTGGTGCTCCTTCTCACCGGCTACGTTTCCATGCTTCGTCAATGTTTGGAGAGCAATGCCTTGCTTCCTCGGAACCAAGGGCGGCTCAAGTATTCCAGTCGAAGTACGTCCAGTCTCAGTCCCTACAATGTTATACTCAGTTCGTATTCGCCCGTCTGGTGATAAGTTCGCATCGAGATATGTTCCGATTACGCGTCCTGTTTTACGGCATTGAAGTATACCACCTACGATACCACGTTTACGCTCGTCCTTCCGCATTACAGGAAGATTGCGTAGCATCCCGTCCAACGCCTCCTCACGAGTCGTTGGTTTGCCCTTATATGTCCTAATCGGTAGTCGTAAATCTTGATACAACAGTTGAGCTACTTGTTTCGGTGAATCCGCATTCACTTCATACCCTACAAGCCGGCTCAGTTCTGACTCATGCGTTTTCAACTGCTCCGAGTACTTCGTGCGGAGTGACTTACGCACCTCTTGATCAATCAGTACTCCAACGGATTCAATCTCACGATACATCTGATGAAGTGGCATTACTCGTTTGTTGAAAAAATCTAACAACATCAACTCCTTCAATTCACGCTTCTCAACTTCCATCACTTCAAATGTAACCGCAGCGTCCTTCGCGCTGTATAGTAATAATCGGTCAAACTTGTCCTTCTTCGGATTGTACTCCCTTCCTTCTGATTTCCAGAATGGTTCCTCTGTCATAACTGAAGCGATGAACTCCAATCTCCTCCGTAGCTCCGGGTACAATGTGGCGAACGCTAACATCGTGTCAAACGTGAAGTTACGTATCTCGAAGCCAACACGTTCGAGTATCGTTTGGTCGAATTTGAAATTCTGCCCGCATTTACCGATTGGACCGGCGAAGAACTCTGCTAACATGTGCCAGATTTCGACTAACTCATGCTTGGCTACGCCTAACGGATTCTCCCCAGTTTGCAGGTCCATTACTGGGATTGAAATTGCTTCCCACGGACTCAGCGCCAACGCTACTACAATTGGAATCGTCTTGAATGTCTCAACGTCAATCGCTGCAATCGTGTCAATTCGTTCCAGGAATCGGTACAACTCAAGCGATGACCTACAAACTGTTAATAGTCGACTAGGGGTGTTGATTTCGGGAAACGCTGACTGCTTGATTGCACGCTCGAAATCGAACTGGATAAATACCATGTCCTTCCACGACGACATTCCTTCCGCTTCACGGTGAAGGATTGACGCCGGGTGTACAGTTGGGACGACCTTTGGGAGAACGGACCTACAGTTCGGTAGGATCGAACCTCGGTACTCAGTGATCTTGCGTTGACCTGTTAATACTTGAAGTGCTAGGTTACCAACGGCGAGTATACAATTCGGTTTAATTGCGTCAATCTCCGCCCATAGTTGAGGGATAAATTCCTCGACACTACGTCCTATCATGTGCAAATTGCGAAGTTGATTGTTCGGCGGGCGAACCTTTACGACATTGGTTATGTAAACGTCATGTGGGTCCATGCCACCACGACGCAACATGGACCTGACCATTTCGCCTGATGGTCCGACGAAGGGACGATGCTCCTGCTCCTCCTCAGCGCCGGGAGCTTCGCCCACAAGCATTAGCTTCGCCGTGCTAGGTCCTTCACCTGGAACATAGTTACTCACTTTGACGCGACCTTGACGTCGATACGAATGACGTTAGTTCCACAACTGTACGCGGAAACCTTGTCTCGTTGGAACGCTGACGTGGATACACCATTCACGACGAGCCACATCGGAGCGAGTGACGCCTGTAGTTGTGCGGATAAAATCCTTGCTTGCATCTCGCGAAGCGCTTCGACTATCGCCCACTCAATTGGCTCCAGCTTCGGACACCCACAAGGATGCGGTTCCTTGCACATGACTACGCCTCCTTAGATGTGAAACGGTGTCTTCAGGTAGGACTCAAACCGTTTCAATTCGCGGTTTATCCTCCGCATTAGATAGTGCTCATCGTCCAGACGGTTGGTCTTGAGTGCAATGCCCCAATGAAGTTTCTTCTTTGGTGCATTGAGGTAAGTCATGTGATACCTATTGCCCGGACGTATAGGGAATAAAACTGTTCCTCCTTTGGAGTAGAAGCAAACGTCCCACGTCGCATCCGTATCGGTAGGTAGTAGAATCACACTTCTCAACAGTGAGTTGACGCGCGCCACGAGTGCGCGCCGTTCATCGTCGTTCATTTTGACCCTCCTGTCATGATTACGCCTCCTTCACCCTCGATTTCGCCAACCGTTTACCAATTCCGTCGAAGAACTTCCGATCACGTTCGATCAGAACGTATTTCCGTCCCGAATTACGAGCTGCTTCGCCCACTACACCTGACCCCGCGAATGGGTCGAGTATGACGCCGCCAGAGTACGTGCAATGGTCGATAATCAACTCGATCAAGCGCAGCGGTTTTTCGTTAGGGTGGATCAATTTGGTCGAGTGAATCGCAGGAACGTTGAAGATTGGGTTGAGCTGTGCGGATTCAACCAGGGCCGGTGAACCCTTCACAGCGAGTAGGATTAATTCGTAGTTACGTCCATACTCCCATGATCGTCGACCATAGGTCAGGACGTTATCCTTGGCCCAGATTAACGGCAGCTTCTGGACTACGAACCCAATTTCACCCAGCTTCGCTCGGTAATGGAAGAAGTCGTCAACGCCCACGAAGCAGTACAAGAATGAATCGTAACGGAGTACACGGAATATCTCAGGGAAAACTTTGATCGTTTGTTCGTCCCGCGTCAGTGCAGTATCCTTGTACTCCAACCAAGGAGGGTCAGTGATACAAGCATGAAACGTAGCCGATGGGAACCGATTGAGCAGTTCTTCCGAGTCACCTAGTAGGACTTGATCTTCGATTGAAGTGACTCCACTTTCCAAACGCATCCTGCCCCTTTTTTCGATGTCTTGTATGACACGGAGTGCGGTTTTCCTATCCTTGATATTCTTCAACGTTGGGTCGTTCTTGATTGCATTGGCAAGTTGAATATCCTCGCTCAATGCTCCCAAAGCACGTTGCAACTCGTCAGCCGTATCGCGCAATGACCAGCCAACCTTCCCGCCTCCACCTACGCGACCTGCACCATGTTGCTTCTGCCTCATTTCATGCAGTTCGAGTTCCAATTCAACCTGGTCGTACCACGACAGGTTAAACCGCTTCAACGTCTCGTGGAGATGTATTTCACGCGCGCGTTCCTTTGACACTTCGCCGTCGATGACTAGGGCGGAGATAGTTGCACGCCTCAATTTCTGGAACGCGCGTAAACGGCGTTCGCCGGCTCCGAGGTGTAGCCGAGTTTCGGCCATGTACACCGTAATAGGGTGTAGTTGACCAACCTCAACAATTGAGGCCGCCATTACGTCGATCTCGGCTTCGGTTATGTCAAGTGACTTGTCGAAAACCACGTCAGTTACATTGACTTCCTTAACTTCGTTCATTGCGAGTCGCTCCGCTCTGGGTTGGTGGCCAGATCAACGTCTACGTGAGCGCACATTCCGTGAAGTTGACATCACCAACCCAGAGCGCAACGGCTCGCGTTGCGCGGTTGGTCACAATAGCGAATCAACCTTGGACAGGGCCTCTTGGAATGACTCCAGTTCCGGGTGCGTGTCGAGCATGTCTAACGCCTTGTTGACATCGTTCAAACGCATGACGAGACCTTGTTTTGTTTCGTTAAGCCGCTCTCGTAACGTCTGACGATGTGGTTCGAGTACACTTTTTCCAGCGTCGTACTTTTCACCTCGGAATAGCATAGGTTCCTCCTTCTTCCCCCTTGATTTGAAGTAAGTGGGCGCACCTTATGACAGGGGGAAGATGCGCCCACCCGCACGTGGACGTGCCGTGGCGTCCACGTGCTATGTCGTTGTTTCCTCCTCCTCCTCCTCTTCGTCCTCGGCCAACTCCATTTCGTAGCCGCAAACTTTGCAGAGGATGTCGTCGGGTTCGGCTTCAACTTCTTGGTCCAAGTTTGGACATTCCTCGTTGATGCAGTTGTAGGTCAAGTTGATTTACCTCCTTGTAACGAATCAGGCCGCAGGCCTGAAGTCTTCAACCCGGTTGACGGTACGTCCCTGGTACTGATCGTTCTTGACGTATGCGTCCACCAGTTTGCCCTTGGTCGCGTCGAAGCTGAAATCCCCGCCTTCAGGTGGGATCGCCACCTTGAACGCACGGAAGTAACCCGCTGAGAATCCAGGTGCTTTCTCGTTGAAGACTCGGGCCAAGGGAACACCCTTGAATGGGCCGTCGGCCTGGACTTCGAGTTCGATTTCGACGTTGAGTGAACCGTCGGTCCTGGCTGGGTTCTCACCGACGTTGACGACCTTGCAGCGATACCAGCCTGGGGTGACTACCTTGGACCGTAAGAGGTCCGCAGCGGATATATGGAACGTGGGCATTGGTTAAGCTCCTTGTTTGGTTTGGATTTCCTCTGTTGATGAGGACGGTTGAATTCCGTTGTCGAGGATCGAGTCGGGACAAACCCATCGAATGTCGTCGATTTCTTCGTCGACCTCTTCGGTGACAGCCGGTGTGATTTCCCGGTGAACTTTGACCACCTTCTTGCCGACTACTTCTGCCCGGCACACGTTTGCGCGGTCGGTGAACAGGATAACTTTCACATGCGGTCCGAAGTCTCGAACGAGTTGGTAATCCCTGTCGCTCTCGCGCTTCTCCATGGGTGCGAAGCGACGGACGCGTTCCTGCAGCACCTCCTTAGTGGATGTGTACAGATAGGTATGGATGGGTAGAAGAGAATCTGCAACGCGTTCCGCAAGCTTTTCGTCCCCCTCCACTCTGTCTGCAAGGTCCATTAACCCTTGCGCCGCTTCACGGATTGATTGAACGTTCATGTCGTTTCTCCTTCCGTTTGTTTGGTTGGTTGATTGACCATGTAGGTTTGTAGGATTGGGTACAAGTCCGTGTCGGTTATGTCGATCACCGTTGGAAGCCCGAGCATCGACTGTGCGAAATCGTCTCCAGCATGACGGGTGAGGATTGAATAATGAGGTTCAACGGCCGGTGCTCCTTCGACGACCCTGATTGGCGCTTCAGCATGTACATCGAAGTGATACTGTTCACTGAAGTACGCTGGCAATTTCGCCGCAATCTTTTTACCGGCTGTGAACAGTTCACGCGATACTGAGGTAACGCCTTTTATGTTCTTGTACACGGCGGAAATGACATGGGCGGTTACGACAATGTGATGGCCCTGTCCCAGTTGAATCGCCTTTAGTTTGTCAAAAGTCTGTGTGAGACCTCTTATTTCCCCGCCGTAATCTTCAACCTCCAACAACATAATACCGCCACGTGCCGTTTTACCTTCTTGCGCTATTACGCGTCTTCCCGCTTTGTCGTAGCGTGCACCCCGAGTATCCACCATGGTGCGCAGTATTCCGTCAACAAGGAAGGTCAGTGAGTCGATTGCGACGGTGCGAAAATCGCACCGCTCTTGCAGTTCCTCAAGTCGATTGAAGAAGGGAAGGAATGTAGTGAACGCTTCAACCTCTATGTGCTTAGTTGGGTAGCGTCGCTTCAGTACACGCATCTTGTCCAAACCATCCCACGCAAGGACTAAAATTGGTTCCGGGAACGAGCCGATGGCCGTAGTTTTCCCTGTTCCTGGTTCACCCTTGAACAGGAACATGATGCCTTCAGCTTCGGGGAGGTCTTGGATTAGCACATTACCTCCTCTAATCTATTGATTGTTTCATCCGCTATGCGAATGAAGTCTTGATCGAGCTTCGCTTTACCGGACAATGTCACCACCAGTTCATTTGCCTCACGTTCCGCAGTGAACAGGTGGTCAACATTCAATAGCAGTTCCATGAAGTTCGACAAGATGTCACACACCTCGATGCGTTGAGTCTGTGTGAAGTCTCCAGGTTTAAGTTCAATTCTCATTTTGCTGGCACTCCTTTTTCGAGCAGTCGTTCGGTTAGTTGTTGCGCTGCAATTGCGTGAGGTGATTTCTTCACGCAATTCAAACAATGTGGTTTCTTCAACAGTTGCGTTATAATGAATACGCCACCACAACGCCAGCAAATTGCTTCACGATTTAATATCAATTCCTCACGGACGAAATGGGAACAACCAGGCTGCATACAGCGGTAGATGGTATAGCCTGACTTGAACTTAACTCGTTGGTACTTATGTATGTGCTTCATCATAATTTCGCCCCCACATCCCACTTCATTTCACGTCGTTTGAACTCTTGCTCCAACTTCCAAGCGCGAGCAGCGCGTTCGGTCGTGCATACTGCTTGGAATACGCAACCACCGAACTTGTCACAACTGGTGAAGTTAGCAGGCCAGTGGCTCGTGGCCTCGTAGTGCATTAACATGCCCACCCAATCAACCGTGTTTTCAGCCCATTCGACGAGTAAATCCTTCGATACACTGAAGAAGGGCCGCTGGAATCGGTCGACAGGCTTCAACGTTTTCTGCTTACCTATTCGGTTCAGGATTAAATTGTTGGTTCCCGTAGCGAATAGGTATAATAGGAACTGATTGTTGAGCACTGTTGGGTCAGTCCGACGCGACACGTACTTGTGGTCAACGACGACTGGACCGTTGTCAGACTCGACGATGAGGTCAATCCTGAACTCAATAATGATTTGCAGTTCGTCGTCCTCATACAACGTTAGTGCGCCCGCCTGCTCAACCGCAATCGGACGCCAACCATCGTTCTGGTAGAACTTCGTGTATTCTCCGAACTGGTAAACACACTCGGCTGAGTCGGCCGCGTCGAGTTCCAGTTTCGCTGAGTACATTGAACCATAACGTTGGCATATTTCGACGATGTTATCGTGAGTGTAGTTATTCTTCGCCCAGTTGTGGCTGTACCGACGCATGTTGTAATACATTTCACACATGCGATGCATCAGGTCACCCTTCTCGAAGTAATCTGGCTTGACCCGTGGAAGTTGGTCCTGGTTGAACTCGAAGTCGTAACGACGTGCGCATAGTTGCACGCTGTTCAATCGTTGCGAGTCGATTACTATGATTCGTTTTGGCACCTCGCACCCCCTTCCTTGCGATTGAGTCGCGCTAATACCTTCCTACGAACCTGTCCGCAAATTGCCTTGTCAGAGATAGTGCCTGCTTTTCAGTAAGCCTTATCTCCTGGTCAGCCTGCCGTATACAAACGGTCTCCAATTCTCCGTCTAGGCGGAGACCCGCCTTGAAATGCACCTGTATAACTGTGGGGTCAAACTTGCGCTTCGCCATTTCTATCTCCTTGTTTCAGCGCGTCTTCACTCTCCGCCGTCCCTGCGCGCTAACGGAACGCGGGCCGATTCGGCATCACAACTCACTCCAGGATGAACTACAGTTTCAGCGCCTCCATCACTTCCGCCATCGTGATCTCGACGGTTTCCTTGCCGGAGACGATGAGCCTGCCCTGCTTGGCTGGAAAGTCAATATACAAACCTACGCACGGCAATGGCAGGATATAGAGTCGTCGCTTGGCTCCATTCCAGTAGAGGCCAACCCATAGATCGTACCATGCGACGACCCAACCGATACGCCCAAAGATTCGACGTGAAACTTGTGGTTCACTCATCCCTTCACACCCTTCCCGCGAATGGCGACAGACGCCAGTAACGCAACTGCTCCTCGTCTGGTCATGGTTTCTCCTTCTTCAGCAACTCGATGGTCCTATCATTGCGACGTTCCAACTTGTAGCGAAAGATGCTGAAGTATATCGCTACAATCGCCAGTG